TACCTTTATTAGAAAAGGTCTTAAATGTCCATGGTGGATCAGCGTATATTACGTTATATTTTTTAGTAGTATCCATACTGTTAATATCAATATCAAAAACGTTTTAGTATCTATTGCTGTCATTGCAATTCTCTGGCCTGCTTTTACAGCTATAAAAATTGTCAAGTACAATATCATCATTGCTTCCATCATCCGAAGAAAGCCTCTAGTGTTGCCTCACGTTCTAACTTCCACCCTATCGAGTCAAGTATAAATCGTAAAGGATCAGTAAATGTTTTTTCAAATTGTGTATCGTAATCTACATATTTGTGTAGATCAAATTCATATGGTATTTTTGTAGAGAAAGATATAACGGTATCTTTAACCGTGTTAGGTTGCCTTAACATTAAAAATTTAATCTTATCACCATCTTTAATCAAAGGATATTTTCTTTGTAATTTATGTTTGTTTATGTGATGATTATAGATTAGAGAGCCTTTTACATGAATAGGTGTGCCTTTCTTATAGATTGAATTACTATCAACATATTTGTCAATGTTATTACAACTTCTAGGAAAGGCAACCTCCTCTGGCGAGAGTGTCTTAAATACTTCTTTAAAGTCATTTACAAACTTTATTAATGCGTCTTCGCTATCATTCATAATTACACGAATAGCGTCTTTAATTTTACCTCTACAAACTTCAGGTGTAGATGATTTAACTGCTTCAACACCCATAATTTTTAGTTTAGGTATATCAAATCTGATACCTTCTTCATCAAATACATTCATCATATATCGTTTTTTAGCAACCCATATACCTTTGTTAGCAATTGCTTCTCGTTTCATAATCATTTTTTGTTGATAAGCATTTACATAACTAGCAAGATTTTGAAAACTATCGTCAATTACTTTTTGTATTTTTTCTTCAGCGGCCTTGTTTATAAAATCTGTAATCTGTTGTGGTGTTTTATCTTTACAAACCTTTTCTACTAACTTGTCAAGTTTTAGATAGATAGAATCTGTATCAGACGCAACAACATAATTTACATTATCTGTATTTAAAATCTTATTCATAAATCTATTGACATCACGTTCTACCCAACGAATAGATAACTGACCACCTAGTGTGATTGCTTCTGCCTGTTTTACATCAAAGTATCTAAAGTATTGATTACCGATTGCGCCATAAGCAGAGTTTAGCGAAATCTTTTTTGCCATCTGTATATTGTGACATCTACTAATCTCATTTTTGTAGATAGGATCTTTTGTCTTTTGAAATTCTTTTTTTGCCTCTATAGACTTCTTCTTAAATACAACACGATCACCATACATCTTCTCCATCAACTCAGCAAGAAAACCTTGTTTATCACGTCTAAACATAGCGCCGTTTGGTGCGATAGTTACGTTACGATCTTTTGCCCATTTAAGATTTAGTTTTTCATCTAAAAAGTTTTCTACGCCTACTGCTTTAGGTTCTACACCTAAAAACGTTTCAGGACTAATATTGTATTGCATAATTAAATGCGGATATAGTGAGTTCAAATCAAACGAAACAATCCAGTTATGTAATCCTAGTTGTGGATCTTTTACATATGCACCTTCGTATTGTGAATCTTTTATCTGTTCTTCTCTTGGTGGTATGATAATATCTTTTGTAAGTAAATGATTATAGATTAATGTATCCCAACATCTTACTTGTGAATAAACATCTGTATAATTAACTTTGTAATCGTATGCCATAGTCAAGCATAACTCAATCAGTTTCATCTTGTCTTCTAATCTATCAACAAGTTCTACGTCTTGTATATTATACTCTACAAATCTTTGATAATCTTTTGTATAGAAATCTTTAAACGTTTCATATGGATTATCTAATTTAGATTCGCCTAGTTCTACCTTTGCAATGTAATTTAGTTTATAAGACTCTTGCCTTACATAAGTAAATTTTTTATACAGATCAAAATAATCTAGTACAGATACGCCTAGCATATTCCAGTATTGTTGATTCTTTTGACCAAGTTGTATTCTGTCTGCATTGACATAATTCCATGGCGACATTTTATTAATCGTATCATTATCAAACATAAATCTCATACGATTCATAAGATAAGGTATGTCAAAGAATTTTACATTCCAACCAGTAACAATATCAGGATGATTTTTACACCAGAATTTTAGAAACTCTAATAGTAAGTGTTTTTCATTTTGACATTTTACATATGTTACATTTGTTTTTTTAGAAATAAAATCACCTGTACCCCATGTTAATATCTGCTTGTTACTATGATTTTTTACAGTAATACAAATAATCTTTTCTTTTGCAGTATCAGGATCAGGAAAACCATCTTCACAAGTAGTTTCAATATCAAGTGTGAATATTTTTATGTAATCTTTATTCCATCTCATCTCGCCTTTGTATTCATCAGCGATAAATTGATAGTTGTATCTATTCATACCATAAATTTTGTATTCAGGTATGCCGTTATACTCTTGGTAGAAATGTTTTGCTTTTGATATAGAATCAAATCTCTTTGATTTTAAATTTATACCGTCTAGTGTTTTAAATTTTGATTGTTCTTTTGTAGGAAGATATAGTGTAGGACTATAATTGATACGACTCAAATAAGATTGCCCATTATTGACACCTCTTATAAGAAGCTTACCTTTATGCTCTACAACATTTGTATAAAAACTACTCGCCAAATTCATATTCTATTATAACATTAAAAGACAAAAATGTCAATTACGTGATGATTTTATTTTTAGGTGTAACTATCTGACCTGTATTTTGTTGATATGCACCAATCATATTATCATCTGGTGTTGTTTCAGTAATTATATTTGCTTCTTTAATGTGTATAACTTCGTCTTTTGTGTATGGTATGTAAGGATGAAATCCTATTTGCATAGGTTTGCCAGGTTGTCCTTGCATTGGTATCAGTACAAAAGGTTTCTTTATTGCTAAAGAACCAGCAATGTCTGATTCTTGTGGCGTACCAATCACGTCCTCACCAGAAGTGAGTCTGTATAATCTAATCATAATATACTCCTATTCAGTTTTAGTTTCTTCAGTTGATTGTTTTTTTCCGATATTATATTTTGCTTGCAAATTCCATTCGTTCTTTTCTTTGAAAGCAATAATTTTTATTTGTGACAAAGGTGCTTTGTTTTCTGCAGCCTCTGGTTTAACTATAGACAATAAGTTCCAGTCTTGTAATAAAACTGATATTGTGTTACGTCTTTGTACATCATTCTCTACTAGTGTAGCCTTCTTACCATCTAAAGCAAAAAGTTCTTTGAAATGTACTATGTAATATTTACCTTGTTTGTGTAGTATGTGGCAACTTTGAAATAAAGTTTTATCTTTACGACTTGCAACACCTATTCTGGATAAAGTTTCCCTTATCTTTAAAAAGTCATCTGGCTGTTTAAGTGTAACCTCTAACATCTGCTCAGGTGACCAGTTAAAATTTTCTTCACTCATCTTTTTCTCCCACCCTTATCAAGTTTTTCTTTGATAAGATTCAATTGTTTTTTATCTAGTATGTCAAGGGCTACTTTTGCTTTTGCGTTGCTATAACCATAATATTCTTTTACATACTGTAAATTTTTGGACTTAGCAGTGGTTACCCACTTCCCACCAAATCGTTTTCTTTTTCTAATACTATTTAGTAGAAAATGAAACTGAAGGCGTTTAGTGAGGCTGTGATGAATATTCATCTCGTTTGCCATCATTATGCAATCTACGTGTTGCGATAGGCAACGATTAATTATGTACGGTGGATATTTCTTTTCCCAAGTGAGATCATCTCCGTCTAGCAAATTAACTTTTGACCAGTTAATACTATTAAGATAATCAGATAATTTATACTCTATCATTATTAATGCTTTTCATGTTTTTTGTGACCTTTATGAGAGCCCATGTAGTAATCGCCAGGTTCATAATCCCAAACTTTACCGTGATGTCCTCTAATATCAGCCCAAAACATTCGTGCTCTAACTATAAGTCTTCGCCAAAGTGTTCTTCTTGCCATATTCTCCTCATTTAAATTTACATTCTGCCATGATCTGTGTCAGGCACGCAACCATATTTATCTCGTGGTCAGCCACAAAGGCAGATTTATATTGGTAATCGGCGATTGTTAGTACGGCTGCAGGGATAGATTGTGGTTGAAGATGTTTATAGAGAATATCATAGATACCAGAGAATAGAGAAGAAGGATCTTTGTCTAGGTTCTGAACAACCCATTTACGCATATCACT